GGGAAAGTACAGGCCTATTACTCTTATCAGAAATGTGAACTAAATCACAAAATCTCTCTAAAATAAGTTGAACTTTAACTTAAAATCCTATATAATATAGATACAAAGGAGAACAGAATGGAAACGATAAAAGATCTTCTCACAGACTACATAGAAGTAGTATCTATCAGGGATAGAGAGAGTAACGTAATAGACAACTTAACTCCTCAGGAAGCTGTAGAAAAGTATCCTCAGGAAGTTTTGTGGTACGACATCGTTCCCTACGGATTATTAACCTACTGCTTAAAGGTAATGCTCTAATGAAAATCAAACCTAGTCTTAGAAAGAAAATTAATAAAGTCTTAGCTGAATTCTCAGGGTGGAGAACTCCTAGAGAATTCGCTAATCTCTCTGAGAGACTCTATAGAGAGTTTGGAATGGAGTTTCTCATTACAGGCTATCCACACCATATAGAATCTAACTCTAAGAGTTGGAATGTAGAGTACACTATAGATGGCGAAGAAGTCGAAGATTCTTATCTTGTAGTTTCAATCTACGAAGGAAAGTACGAAAAGGATGAGTACACATTGTACGTGTCTTAGGAAAAGAAAATGAAAGATAAACTTGTTGGTGTTATCATAACTTCTATCTTAGTGGTAATGTTGTTTTGCGTAGGAGCAACTATCTGGACTCACTTTGAGTGTTGTGAAGTTGAATCGGAGACTCTAAATGACCATTGAAGAACTTAGAGACTTTCTTAACGAACTTATCGAAGAAATTCCTAGCTGTAAGGACAAAGAAGTTAAGATGGAGCGATGGAGAAAAGATAGTCTTTGGAATGAGGATACTCTTTTCTACGACTCAGTCTCAGATGTTGTCTACTTAACGGATAAAGAGATTTTGACTATCGAGGGTGAAGAATGACTGTATTGGAACTTAGAGACTATCTGAATGACCTGATAGAATCAGGACAAAAAGATAAAGAGGTTAGTATTAAGTATTTTGACGGAGAGTATGATGTGGATCGTTACGAGCCTATAGGGCAGATAAACTTAGAAACTACGATCTATGAAAAACGAAACGTTGTTGCTTTAGAAGGGAATGGATGGAATCAGTAATGGAACAGTGTACCTACGAATACAGACTTCATAAAGTTGTAGTCCTTGCCGAGTGTATCAGAGATCTTGTTAATACCATAGAATCTGAGCGAGACGAAAATCTCAGACAATCACTCCTACACTACGCCTCTATGATCAACAACACCGCTGAACAAATGCTTTGTAATTCTAGAGCAACTGAGGAAATACAGAAAGCGATAGACAAAGCTGACTGTAGCGCTTACAATGGTTTTAGCGTCAAGGTTTTGAGTGAACTTCCTCCTAAGGGCGATTCTAATGTCATATACATTGTAGATGGCAAAAACTACATCTGGGACGACTTTTTCGGGTTTCAGGAAATCGACTTCTCACCGAAAAACAGTGTCGTTGCTTTTATCAGAAAATTTGATTCTGAGAACCATCAGAGAGCAACTGTTCTTACTGAGATGTGCGGCGAAATCACTATAGACAAATTTTCGATGTTCCCTGAGAACTCATACAGTGTAAACATTGGAAACGGTTACGGCGGAACTTTCAATAAACTGCAACTCGCCGAGTTCTTAGGTTCTATAGGATTCAAGAACTACCAGTTTATCAGAGTGGAGCCTAGGTGATGGAACTTGACTATCTTGACGGTGTGCCACTGAGAGAAGACTTACGGAGTCTCAGAAAGCACCACTTAGGGTGGACTGTAGTTCTCTTAGATTGTAATGACGAGGAGTACAGTCGTTTTGTCTTAGAAACTGAGCCCTCAGAGTACGAGACGAACTCGGTGTACAGCAACGTTACAGTTCAGCAAATAGAGACTGAGGACGACTACGAGGATCTCGCCGAGATCTTTTTGTTTACAAACATTGAAGGTACAGAGTGACACTAGACGATTTACTTAGAAAGAATACTACAAGCTTAAAAAGAGATATAAAAAAGTTCTTGATTACTTAAAGGATAAGTAAATGAAAATACCCGCACTAAAGGACTTGCTGAGAGTCTTGCACTTTGAAAAGAACAGAACTGAAATTACCATAAAGGACAACTCAGAACCTTTCGAGGTTCGAGGAACGCCGATGACTGTCCCTTATCTGCCGTTAGCAACGTATCTCTCCGTAAAGGTTATTAAGGTAAGAGATTACCCTACAGGGGACAAAAACGGTATCGAGATAGTTGTCCCTGATAACCTGACTTACCAGTTTGAAAATTCGTATTTCTGTCCTGACTTAGACTGGGTTCTGAGCACGTTTGAAATCAACCTGTTCCGTGTCAGAATAGACGTCGGCGACGGTGAGACTGTTAAGAATCTGTACTCAGGAGAATATAGAGAAATCGAGTACTTTGCTATTAAAGATTATCTTAAATGTTGCGTGAACTCCATCGACACTGACCACATAGACACTGATGGAAATCCTGTTTTGACTATAACTGTGAGAGAATACAGATGGAACTAGATCCTAAGATTAACAGCGTTCACGATATCTTGACGCCTTTTGACACTAAAGAAGCTACTAACCTTATCGGAGAGTATTGTGCTTTTTCTGATGGTATTGAGGACTTTAAAGATATCGGTGATTCTTGCAATGTTTTCTACGGAGAACTTAAGAAAGTCAAAGAAAATGAAAACTTTCCCTTTGAGTATGAGCTGACTGTTAGCCACCGGATAACTACTGCTAAGTTCTGTTTACCGTACGCTAAACTCAAAAAGGAATACAGACCCTTTGAAAGCCTTAAGGAATTTACCTCTTACTACCCGTTGGGAGTCCCTGTAACATACAAAGACGATTATTACATAAAGACTGAGCTAATCACGTCGTACTGGGTCGATGATGAAGGTGAAGTTTATGTCTTACTGGGTTCTGAAATGTATTCTTTTGAAGAGCTGTTCAAGATTACGATAATTGAAAATAGGATAGAACATCCATTTGGAGTTAAAGTCAGCAAATGATACACGAGTACAAAATTTCAGACTTAATCAAGATTCTAGAAGATGTTAAAGAGTCAGAGGGCGACTTGCCTGTCAAGCTAAACAATTCTAGCTACGGGGTTCTGATGAACTTAGTCAGTTTAGGCACCGGTTACGAGGATTCTGACGGGAACTTAACAGACTCAGAGTCTGAGGATAATACTGAGGTCTTTTTTATATCTTACTGAGGCTAGAAATGTTCAGAGCTAAAATTTTTGAAAAGATATTCAGGGAGAGTAAGTGTTCGTACTTTCAGGACACTACTGAGGCTAAGAAAATTGTTCAGGAGCGCTTTAACACAGATGGGTGCAAAGAATTTTATGACCTGTACGGTTTCTATCCGTACGAGATCTGGAATTTTGACTACACCTTTATGTGCTTTGTGTACTCACACTTGAAAGCTCTTACTGAATTCCACGAACGTACAAAGCAGCGAGGTACGTTTCCTGAGGAAATCAAGAAACTTACTGAAAGGGTTCAAGACCTTATCACTAACGGGTATGACTTTATGAAACCCAAAGACCTCAAAAAGTACAACGATGTCTGTAGGGAATTTACAAGGTTACTGCCTGGAATGTGGACTTAACTCTCTTCTAAGAGTCTTAGAGGTCTAAGACTCTTTTCAATCTTCTATACAAACATCATAAACGACTTTCAATTCCCTAAGAACCTATTTAGTTCTCTCTAAGACTCTTAGAAAGTTTTCTAAGCATTGTCTATATACAAACATTTAAGAACATCTAAAACTCTTAGACTAATATAAATAGTCTTAGAGGTAACTAAATGAAATTCAAGCTAATCTTAGAAAAAGAGTACAAAGGGAAACTTGGTCATCAACCTATGAATCCTGATAAGTACCCTGATGAAGTCTCTAGAGGAGACAATATCTTTACCTTAGGAGTTGCTCCTAACGATCTGTACAAGCACGCTTTTGAGTACTATCTTAACTCAAGTTCAGTTTCTAGATCTGACTGTAAGAAGTTTATGGACTTTCTTTATAAGAACCAAGACAATCCAAATGCTACTCTAACTGTCTACAGAGGACAACCTGAAGCTGAGTTAGACTACGGAATGTGGATTACACCATTTAAGTCCTATGCTATGGAGTATGGTTATGATGGTCCCTACGCCGGAGAAAACTGTAAAGTCTTTAAGTACACCGTTAAACTTCACGATATTTCTTGCGACTTAGATAGCTTAGCTGAATGGGGTTACTTTGGTAAACCCATTAAAGGCGTAGAAATCTAAGAAAAATCCCTGGTCCTAAGAAGCCAGGGTTTCCTTTTCCTTCTTTGTATTCTCTTAGAGAGTGTGAACTCAATCAAACTTTTTAAGTAAATCTCAAAAAATAGTTGAACTTAAACTTAAAATTTTATATAATATACACATAAACAAAGAGGAACAGAGTATGAACAGAGAAGAAGCTACTAGACACGCACTTGCAACTGGACTCAAAGAACTCCCCGAGAATGGTGAATACATTCACTACGGGTTCTACTCAGATGTGTTTTGTGCTCTTATAGTAAAGAGAACTCCTAAGAGAATAGAAGCTTTTGGTATTCAAACCTATTTTAACGGAGACGAAAAGTACTATTTTCTCTCTAACGAGAAGATGACCTTTACTCTTAGAAAAGATGGTACTTGGAAGAAGGTTGGTTATAAGGATATGTGGTCTAGACTCTCTAACGAACCTTACACATACTGGGATCCTAATTTCTAAAGTTTAAGTTTAAAAATAGTTGAAGTTTAACTTAAACTTTTGTATAATATTCACATAGCAACGGAGAATACAAAGATGGAAATGTCTAAGATTATCAAAGAACTCGAATCAATTTTTGACTCTATTAACAGAGAGCTTTATAACAACGAAATGAAACGCCCGGTAATTACAGTTCAGACTGGTCGGCGTTCTGTTCTCGGTTGGTGTTCAGCTAAGGAACGTTGGAATACTTCTAAAGAACAAGTTTACGAAATCAACATTGTAGCAGAAAATCTTGGTCGTACTAAAGAGCAGATTATAGGGACTTTACTACACGAATGCGTACATCTCTATAACTCTCAGAAGGGAGTTAGTGATTGCGGTCCTACTCAGTATCATAACAAGCACTTTAAGGAGATTGCTGAGACTCACGGACTTACTGTAAGTAGAATGAAAAACAGAGGGTTCGCCCACACTGAACTGAACGAAACTGGAAAGGAGTTCGCTAAGAGACAGGTCTTAGACTTAGATGGATTTAGAATCTGTTCTGAGAATGCTAAAGGAACAACCTACGAAAAGCCAGTTACTTATGTCTGTCCTTGTTGTGGGCGTAAAGTAAGATTCCACAATTACAAACTGAATATAATTTGCGGAGATTGTGGAAAGAAATTTGAACCTATTTTGAACTAATCTTAGGGTCTAAGAGTCTTAGAAAGTTTAGTCTAAGACTCTTTATAAGTCTTTTGTCTTAAAGAGAATCAGCTTCGAGTTCTATCATCCTTTGAAGGAGCATTTCTGACTTCTCAGGAAGTTCTACTATCACATTCTTTTTAGAACGACCTCTACGTTTCTTCTTAGGTTTCTCTTCGGTTTCTTCGGTCTCTTCGGAGGAAGTCCTTGCATTAACAAAAACCTCTGACTCATCGACTTCGTTTGGAGTTTCGTAGGGTTTGTCTACGTGGAGGTCTTCGGCGATACGTTGTGCCTCACTCTTAGCTACTTCTATGTTTGGTCTGTATCGAGAGATAAGACCTAACTCAATCCATCTAGGTGAAACTGGTTCAGTAATGACTTGACCCTTCATTAGTTTAATATGCTCAAGCCAAAAGTCTCTAAGTACTATGTACTTACAACAGTCACAGTTTCTACAACATTTACATACCATTTTAGTTTCCTTTTGTCTTTGTAATTTTATCGGCGATTAAGTTTAGTCTAAGACTCTTAGAACTTTTCTTCTTCGAAGATTTTTTCTAAGCATTGTCTATATAAACATCTTAGATATAATCTACTTAGAAAGCTCAGCTAGTTGTTTAATCAACTCAGCAGTATTCTGTACTTTACCTTGAGACTCTATAGTGATGTTGTTATTAACAACATTCTTAGTCTGAGAGTTCTGTGTCTGAGCTAGCTTAGAGATGTTAATCAAAATCGTAGAAACATCTTTATAGCAAGCTAAGTAGAGTTTCATATTCTCAGTTATGGTCTTAGAGAGTTCTGAGTACGAAGCTAAGAGTTCTGCGTTAGGTTCAAACTCAAGTTCTTGTGCCATCGTTACTAAGAGACGTTTCCCTAAGTCGCAATTCTCTTTTAGCGTTCCTCTAATGTACTTTATATCGGAGACCATTGTTTCTAAGTTAAGAATCTGAGGAAGTAAATCCATATTAAAAGAGTACTTCTTCTCAGAACTCATTTCAGTTAGGTCTTGAACTACTTCTGTAGCTTGTTCTGAGAGTTCATCACCCATAACAATGAGACTATTAGCATTCTCAAGTTGTGTAGAGAACGAACTCGTTATCCTGTTTAGTTTACTTGCAATAGCATCTGCTTTTTGAGTTGTGTCCATTTAAGTCTCCAGTTAAGGTTTGTAGAATACCTCTAGATTGCATAGAAACGTTTAATACTATGTTACCATCCAAACGGGTCTTTCTCCTTAGTATCAACTATAGGTTTCTGTTCTGCTTTATCTGTATCTACTATCTTAGAATCTTGGGTAACCTGAGTTGTACAGTCTAAGACCTCAGTATCAGAATCCTGAACTTCTTTAGTTTTTAGTAACGACTCAAAGTAGTTATCTAAGACCTTGTAGTTCTCATTATCAGTTTCTATGTCTTCTGAGAGTTCTTCGGGATTAGAACCGGTGTTTTCCATTGTGTTAACTAAGTCTTTATCTTCGATGTTATCGTGGAGTTTAAACTGATAAGTGTTAAGAGTAAGTTTAATAACTGATTTCAAGTCACTAAATGCCCAAAGGTTATTAACTCCTGGAACTTTGAAATCTACGTCAGTTACTTCCATTACCTGGTTACTTGGAAAGACAAGTAAAGCACTATACAAAGCTTCTAAGTTAACCCCTAAGGTAGCTAAGGACTTAGAGCTAACGAAGACCTCGTTGTTGTAGATGTAGTTTAACCCGAACTCTGAGAACTGGTAGTCTGGACGATCTATATCACTTTGGTCTACGGGATAAACCATAATATCGAAGATGTTAGTCCCGTTAGTTTTGATATTAGACCAGTCACCAAACACCGTAAAATCTATGTTCTGCTTTAGTGTTACTATGAGTTTACATCCTACACCATACATCTTAATCATATCGTCGATTAGATTGTTGTGTAGGTTGTACTCAGCTTTGTGTGTAAAATTTAAGTTTATCATACTAGTTGAACTGCTTTAGGTAATCTTGGAACTTCTTGTCCTCTTCGGACTGTTCTTGGTTGTAGTCCTTAGTAATGTCAAACCCACCTACTGGTTTAGTCTCTTGATTCTCAGGAGTTTCCTCAGGTTCCTCTGACTCTTCATCTTCTGATTTTTCGTCTTCGTATGAGTCCTCAGGCCACGGGTTCTCCTTGAAGTCCTCAGGGTCAGTATAAACCTTAGCAGCTACGTCCTGAACACTCATAGGATTACCCTCAGCGTCAGTAAGACCGGCAGTTCCTGCCTCGACTCCGAGTTCAATATCAGCAAGTTCGTAGAAGATATTGAATTTGCCTGACTTCTTTTCCTCCTCGATGGCGTCGAGATTCTCCTGAATCTGATTCTCTGTTAAACCAAAGGTTCGCTTCATCAGTTCTTTAAAGGGCATTACTGTACCGCCTATCTCTTTGATACTCTCCCACGCTTCTATCTTGTCGTTCAGTAACTGAACTTTCATTTTCTCTATAAAGAGGTTTTCGTTGGTAAAGTCTACTGTTATATCGTTGTTGTATCTGTTCCATTCCTCTTCGGTCATTATCTTAGTACTTACAACTTCTCTCTTAAGAAGGTCTTTGAACAACTGTGCATAAACCTTTCTTAGTCTTGAGATAAAGCACATAAACTGTAGGTCTTCCTGAGTAGTTTCAGTAGCGTCTATAGAGAAATCGTGATCAGCGTCAGTGTCTATATTCAGATGTGACATTGGAATGTGCATAGATCTATAAAGCTTTCTGTTAAGGTACAGAATATCATCGAGTTCGCCGAGATTTGCTGATTCATCTATAGTATCAACCTCTACACCTCTATCACCACCTCGGTTACTAAACCAGTAATCTTCTACCATACTGGTTATATGCTGTTGGTTAGAGATCTCTCCAGTTTCGTTGTTGTAGAATTTCTTATACTTGAACTTTTGCTGGATATTTTTCATATACTCCTCAGCTTGCTTGTGAGGAAGTTTGCCTACGTCAACTTTGAAGACTCTTCGAGAGATAGAGCGAGAAAATCTTAGAGGAATAAGCATATCCTCTAGTGACTTAAGCATATTAGCTAACTTAGTACTATACTCTAAGTATGAAAGACATAGCCAGTTATCTTCGTAGAGACCGAAGTCCATTCTAACGATTTCTTCGGGACTGTACGTTTCATTTTCCATCTGGTTAAAGTAGATAGCGTTTGGACTGTTCTCTATGTATTTCCATATACGTTCTTTGTAGTCAAAGTACAACCCGCAGGGTTCTATCTGTCTTAGTTTTTGAATGCCTTTCTTAGAAGAGCTTTTGTCATACTGACAATGGATAACTAACTGACCATCTATGTAGGCTTTCTTTACTACCTCGAAAAGATTCTTGTCGAAGTTTCCTAGGGTAATTATCTTATCAAAAGCTTTCTGCATAGCTTCTATAAGAGCATCATTGTCTATGCTTACGTTTAGCTTTAAAGGAAATCCTTCGTAAGCGAAGATTATCTCGTTAGCTATAATGTCAATAGCATTAGAAACCTCAGGCTGCATAGCACACGCTCTATAGTTCTTAATTTTCATCATTTGTTTAAGAACTAATTCTTCCTGAGTTATGTCTGTATAGTTTACAAACGGATTCTCTTCCTGGTAATCGAAGAAGTCCGTGAGTCTTAGAAATCCGTTTTCATCGGAGAGATTGTTTATAACATTCTTAGGATTAACCGTAGAACTCATTTTCTTAGACTTATGCGGTTTGAAGAATGACCTTACTTTTTCTGTTAAAAATCCCATCTTAGATCTCCTTGTTATGGTATTTATCAAACTAAATATAAATACTAGAAAAAGGAGATTTTTATGGTTGAGATGGTTTCACCAGGAGTCTATGTAACTGAAGTAGATATGAGTGAGATTGTCCCTACCGTGTCAAGTTCTACTGCCGTCTTCGGTGGGGACTTTACAAAGGGAGTAGTGGACGCTTACACTGAGATAACCTCAGTAGATGACTTAATAGAATTTTACGGACTTCCAACTGACTTGAACTATAACGACTGGTATCAGTGTTATAATTTCTTGCAGTATGGAAATCGATTGTTAGTTTCTCGCGCTTGTAACCTTAATGGGTATCCTATCTTTACTAACGGGAAGTTTAAAGCACTTAGCTCCCAGGAAGGATATGGTATCTCAGACTACGGTGTGTTTGGGTATGGTTTAGGTCCAGAACTTCAGATAGTTTTAGTAGATGGTTTAGTTGACATTAAACCCGGCGATATTATCGGTTTTACTGATGGTAACAGTCCTTCTAAGGTCTTAGATAAATCTGAAACAGAACGCTATCTTGTTATCTCAGTAGTTAATGAAGTTACTACAAGTATGGGGACGTTCACTGGAATCCGCTTAGACAGAGCACTTGAAATCCCTACTAGGTACAAATCTAACTACGCTACAGTAGCTGACTACTACTTAGTACACAAGAACTTAGCTAAAATTAGAGCACACTATAACGGAAGTGCTGAAGCTTTACAGTACAAACATCACTCTGAGAATGGCAATGCTCCTATGCTTGTTACCTGGAAGATTTCTTCTATTAGATATACCAGTGTACAAGGTTCAGGGCAGACTGAGGAGATTCTAAAGGTCCCTTATACTGTTCCAGTATTTGTCCCTGACTACTTAGATGGAACAGATAGAGTAGTACAGAACTTTAACAATCTTAACGGATTTGATTTCCACTACATTAACTCTCAGAACCCTAAGACTCCTGATAATGCCATTCTGTTCAAGCAGAACAAGCAGATTCTAAATCCTAATGACTGGGATTATAAGTACAGTGAAGGTTCTATTAACTTTAGCTCTGACTCTAAGCTAAAGTTCTTTACAAGGACTCCAGGACTAGCTAGTACGTATTACACAATTTCTATAGCTCTTCCTATGGATTTTGAGTCAAACGACACAGACCATACTGGTAATCACTGTACTAAGTATGTTGCTGAGGGAATTCCAGTAGATAGTTTGTTTGAGTTTGCTCCTGCTAAGGATTCTGCTCAGATCGCTGTTGTTATCTACGATACTATCAACCAAGAGGTTAAAGAGAAGTACCTTTGTTCGTTAGATCCTGACGAAAAGGACAACTATAACAATAGTATGTTTATTGAAAAGGTTATAAACAGAGCTTCTAACCTTGTTTACGTTAAGTGTAATACTTCTTCTCCGGCAACTATCGATGACGCAGATAAGTATACTACAACTGATAACAAGACTTGGTCAAGGACTGGTACTCAAATTGTTCCTAACGTTGGTTCCTATACACTAGTAACTGACTACACTGGAAGGAAGTACTATGGTTATCTCTTAGACTTTAATTGTGCGTCTGATTCAACTATTCAGAAAGACGACTTACTAAACGCTTACGAAGTCTTCGAGAACAAAGATTTAATAGATGTAGATATTGTTATCTCAAACGAACTTGATAATGGTGAAAGTGCTCTTGCATTAGCTCAGAAACGTTTAGACTGTATTGCGTTTATGGGTATTCCTTATCAGTACGATGAAAAAGAGAGTTTAGGTATCCTTGCAGTTGCAAGAAGATCTCCTGATGCTACCGCTAACATCGTTAAGTTCAGAAATGCCATACACTACAACACTGACCGAATGGCGTTAGTTGCAAACTACAAGTACCAGTACGACAGATATAACGACACGTATCGTTGGGTGAACTTTGCAGGAGATGTTGCTGGATTAAGAGCAAGAGCTAATCAGGACTTAGCTCCTTGGTGGGCAAGTGCTGGTCTTAATAGAGGTCAGCTAAAGAACGTTGTTAAGTTAGCTTATAATCCTAACCAAACACAACGTAATACGTTATATACTAATGGTATTAACCCTATAGTTGATTTCCCTGGACAGGGTATTGTGTTGTGGGGACAGAAGACTATGTTAGATAAGGCTAGTTCTTTCGACCGTGTGAATGTAAGATGTCTGTTTCTAAAAAATTCTAATGATGATGTATTCTCATTAGTAGCTTAACATTCACACGAAGAGGTGAGTAAATACCATAAAGGGAATCACCTAAAAATAAAATACCAAAAAGGGATTAAAAATGAATCAAGAAGAACTTAAACAGGAAATTTTAAATAATCTCTCAAAGGATAAACGTTACGTTAAACCCAAATTCAGAAACGATCATAATTTAACATCTAAACAATGCTTTGATATTCTTTACCCTGAGGAAATAAAACGCTGTAAATATTGCGGAAATGAATCAGAATTTGACAGTTTTTCTTCAGGATATAAAGATATTTGCGATTCAAAAGAATGCAAACACAAGCACAGAATTGAAACCCTGAATAATACTAATCTTGAGAAGTACGGTGTTAAATTTATATCGCAAAAACCAGAAATAAAGGAAAAGATAAAGAACACTCTTTTTGAAAGATATGGTGTTTACGACTTTTTAAACTCCGAGCAGAACAGACATAATATGTATGATGAAAACGGAGTCCATAAAGCAAGATCAAAGGAAACGAATGAGAAAAGAAAACAAACTCTTTTGGAACGATATGGAACAACCGATAATTTTAAAATAAACAATGGTAGAGAAAAATCAAATTCAAAAGAAGGAAGAGAAAAATCAAAACAAACACTCCTAAAGAATTATGGCGTAACCAGTACTTGGGAACTACAAAAGACAAAGGAAACCATAAAGAAAACTAATCTTGAAAAATACGGCGAAACTTGTTATCTTAAAACAGATGAATTTAAGGAAAAACTTAAAAACCATAATCTTGAAAAATATGGTGTTGAGTACTATTTTAATTCCGATGATTATAAAATAAAATCAAAAACAACAAGTCTTAAGAAGTATAACTCTGAATACTACCTAAGTTCAGAGCTAAGAAAACAACGAGAGATAGAGAGTAGTCACTGGATTTCTGATGAAGACCGAACTGAATACGAGTTATATTGTTTAAATGTTTGGAGAATTACGAATAAACAAGACTTAGAATCACTTAAAGACTTTGATAAACGAGGTAGAATAGATCTTAACCCTGATGCTTATCATATAGATCATAAGTTTAGTATAAGAGAAGGATTTGAAGAGAATATTCCACCTGAGATTATCGGATCCTTAAAGAATCTCGAAATGATACCAGGTAGAAAGAATTGCTCTAAGAACTCTAAGTGCTCAATCACAAAGGAAGAACTACTGAATGACCCAAGTTAAATGCAAACCTTTAAATGAGGTGTTTTCTGTTAAAGTTTCTATCAATACAGAATATCAGGATATAGTGGATTTTTATACCAAAGATCACTCATTATGTAAACTGATAAATGTTCTGCTAGATGAGTGTAACACAAACAAACCTTTTAAGTTTAAGATAAAGAAGCGTCTTGAGGCGATAGATAAGGAATTAAGAGCAGCTAAACAAAGTTAAGATTTTTCAGAACAATTATAAATATATATGGTTAAAGCGATTTCAAAGTGTGTTGGACAGACTTTAAAATCATATTGAATTGCTGGAACCGCCTTAGAGCCTTTATACTACAATAGATACGAAAGTAGTCTATGACAGTCGAAAAAGTTAAAGGATTGGCAAATCAGCACCTAAGTACCTAAATCTGAAAAGACACGGTAAAAGGTCAGAGACTATCCTAATGAACGTTGTGAAACGTACTAAATGGAGTACAACCAAGTGGTTGGAAGTGGTATGCTTAGAAGATATAGTCCGACCTTATGTGAAAGCATAAGCTGGGTTTAATCCCGTGTTAAGAGTAACGACCTTAGCAGAACACTAAAAGCAACACTATTGAGAGAGCATTAGCTAAGATGTCTAAGTACCAGGTAATGGAGTTTAACGATACATTTACTCGCAATCGGATTATTGCTATAATGAAGCCTTACTTAGCAACAGTCCAAGCGGATAGGGGTATTCAGGACTTTATGGTTATATGTGATACTACTAATAATACTCCAGATATTATTTCTAGAAACGAATTAGTAGTAGACATTTATATTAAACCAACGTATGTATCAGAGATGGTTCATCTCAACTTCATTAATTGTGGTGTAAATGATTTTAGTTCAATAATAAGTTCTAGTTCAGACTAATTAAACATTTACATTGGATTATAAAACCTCTTATAATTATGTTATAGGAGGTTTTTATGTTTCAAAAGTTCAATACATCAGAGTTTCTAAGAGAACAGTTAAAAACTCTCTCATTCGAAGATTCTCTAAGAGTCCTTAGTAATCGTTCTAAGAATGCGTTTCTAAGATTTATAAAAGAGTCCTATAACGACTTTAAAGAAGATTACGATAGAATCTTAGAAGAACTCAATCAAACATCTCTTGAGTATATCTCTTTATACATTAACGGGAAGTATCACAAGTGTCCTGAGTGTGGAAGATACTGTCGAGGGACTTGTTGTTCTAAAGAATGTTCTAAGAAACATAACTATAACCTAAAACTCTTTAAAGAACTCTTAGAGAAAAACGACTTTGAAACATCTCTAAGACTCTTTCACAAGAAAGTAGGAGCAAACAGGTTTACTGCTGATGTAAACAGGTTCTACTCTGAGTACAAGACTCAGTTCGACGAACTCTTAGAGAAGATAGGTTCTAATGATACGAGATTTATAAGTCTCTATATAGAAGATAAACTTACTAAGTGTAAAGCGTGTGGAAAGACTATAGTTAAACCGAGAGTATATTGTAGTGCTAAGTGCTACGGAGAAGATTTTGATTATAGTAGTGTCCCTAAGGACTACAAAGCTATAGGACAAAAGATTTCTAAGAGTCTCTTAGAAAGAACTAAAGAACAGAAGAAAGACCAGTTAGAAAAATCAAAAAGAACTAAGCAAGAACGCTACGGAGATCCAGTATTTACTAATCCCGAAAAATCTAAACAGACTTGTTTAGAAAAGTACGGAGTATCAAGTTACTGTAAAACAGACGAGTTTAAGAAACGATTAACTAACGCTGCAGTTCAGAAATATAAACATCCTGAAGATTTTAATAAAGAGTATATAGAAACTCATTTTATCGACGAGAATGGATTTCTAATGGTTCAGGAATGCTCAGAGTATTTTGGAATTGATAGAGTTACTTCATACTTTAGAGTAAAACTTCTTGGAGTTGACTTTAAGTATAGAACAGGTCGCTCAGAGGCAGAAGAATCTCTCTTCAAGTGGATCCCTGTAGAGAACAAGATCCATAATACTAGAAAGATTATATATCCTAAGGAACTAGATATTTTTTTACCTGATTATAACCTTGGAATAGAGTATAACGGTGTGTACTGGCATTCTTTATATGAGCCTAACTACCATCAAGAGAAGACTCTAATGTGTATAGAAAAGGGTATAAAACTCTTTCAGATTTTTGAAACTGATAATCTTGAAATATGGAAGTCTATGATTCTTAATGCGTTAGGTAAAAACGAAAAGATCTTTGCTAGAAAGTGTATTATAAAGCATTTAGAATCTAAAGAGACTATGGAGTTTCTTAACGAGAATCACTTACAAGGTTCTTGTGGAAGTAGTATAAGATTAGGTTTATTCTATAACGATAAACTAGTCCAGGTAATGACTTTTGGTAAACCAAGATTTAATAAGAAGTACGACTTTGAGTTACTACGATTCTGTACTCTAAGAGGATATAACGTTGTAGGAGGTGCTTCTAAACTGTTTAAATTCTTTAAGGATAACTATAAAGGTTCTGTAGTATCTTATTGTAATCTTAGATATTCTAATGGAAACCTTTATAGACAGTTAGGATTTACCCAAGTTTCTCTTAACAAACCAAGCTATTTTTATGTTAAGAACTGGAATGTTCTTACTCGTTATTAGTGTCAAAAACATAAACTCAAAACTCTCTTAGAGAATTTTGATTCTTCGCTAACAGAATCTGAGAATATGCTTAACAATGGATACGTTAAAGTCTTCGACTCAGGAAGTTTAACTTTTGCGTTAG